TCAATCTTTTTTATACTTGTTTGGAGTGAATTTTTGTTTTGCTAATTGCTTTGCCATACGCATTGAGTTCTCTAGAGAAATACGAATCATTTCTTTTGTATGTTCGTCTATTGGTTCTCCGTCAAACATTAATGCTTCATCGCTGTTTTCTAGCTCTTCTAAGGTTTTTTCTAAATCACGTGCGATATCACGTTCTTCCTTAATCGATAATTTAGATGGATTATTAGATACCATTTCTTTCGTTTGTGTCCTATCTAACAGATAATCTGTTGATACCTCAAAAAAGTCTGCGATTTTCTTTAAAGTATCATAATCTGGTTCGCGCTGACCCTGCTCATAATTAGCTAATTTTCCTCTTGAAAAGCCCAAACGATCAGCAAGTTCATATTGACTTAGTTTTTGTTTTTTTCTAAGTTCCGAAATCTTTTTTCCGAGCATAAATTCTTCCTTCTTTCTAAATAAGAATGGGCACTTTTTATTAATTATAGAAACGTTTAGTTTCTAAATCCACAAAGGAAACAAAAAGTTTCCAATAAATATTGACAGAAACGAATCGTTTCTTTATATTAGAGGTATAAGGAAACGAAATGTTTCTTTTGGAGGTGACATATTGAATAAAAAAAGAAATAAAATGATTGAATTTAGAAATAATCAATCAAGATTAGTTGTAGCAAGGAATTTGAAAATTACTCCTCAAATGTTAGGGGCAATTGAACGTGGTGATAGAACGCCTTCATTAGAATTAGCTAAAAGAATAGCTGATTTTTATAAAACTACAATTGACGATCTTTTTTTTAATTAAAAAGGAAACAAAATGTTTCTGGAGGTGAGAAAATGCCATCAACTAACATGGCAGTACCAACAGACCCGTCGCATAAACATATAAAAAGCACTTCAAGAGGTGACACCATGAGCCAACAAGAAGAATATGCGGCGACTTATGAATTTGGAAAAACGAAAGTCCATGTTGTGGCTCCTGAGCCAAAATCACAAAAGGATATCGATAAAATCCGTCAAGCATATTACAAGGCTGGTTGGGCCATCATCAAAGAAATACAAGTAAAAGAAAACGTTGAGGAGTAGTTCCTCTCTTTTTATACGAAAAGTAGACAAGTTACATATGTACTAAGTTCATTGTAACCATTTGAAAACTAAATATGGAGGCGAACAGATATGGGAACAAGCATATACTGCAATTCAGCGATAGGAGAATTATTACAGAATGCTAGAGAATGTTGTGACAATGTTCAGCTGAAAACAAAGAAAGGGTTATCTAAGTACCTTGGTATTACACATGAACGATTAACCCGTATTGAATCTGGACTTTCTAAACCAGAATTTGAACTTGCGATGGATTGGTGCCATGCAACAGGAGCAAAGTTGAATCAACAAGCAATCAAACATATTTATGGTGTTGGGTTACCGCCTACAGATCCACGTTTAACTCAAGATGTAAATCTACAATTGATGAACTACATTAAACAGGCTGAAGAGGGAATTGCGGCAGCTAAAGAAATTATGAACTTACAAGTTACAACAAGGTCATGGAAGCATGATGAAAAAAAGAAACATGAATATGCAGTTCATGCAAAAGAAATCTTCGATACAATCCAAGCTACTCAATGTGTAGTACAAGCTCTTGAACAAGTTCATTTTGGCATTATGGAACAAATACAAAGAAGTTGGTTGCAAAAGGCTATGGCAGAAAACGTTATTATTCAATCGGTGGATAGCTTAATGAATTTAACAAAGGTGCTGTAAAGGAGGAAGGAAAATGACAGTAGATTATAAGAAACCGAGTCTAAGAGAATATAAGGAATTAATTCGATATGATGCAAAATTAACTGGTGAAATTAAAATAGCAGAATTACTTAATGAAGATTCAAAAACAGTTGAGTTAAAGCAAGAGAAGAAATTATTGGGGATTCGAATCAAGATTATCGAAGCGTCATTCATTTTGAAACATAAATGGGCAAATAAAAAAGCTACCGCCTAGACAACAGTAGCTCTAAAAAATATCGTAAAGCAATTATAACATTATATAAATCATTTGGACAAGCCACTGTGCTTGTCGTTATGACCAGAAAGGGATTGTTCCTCCCATACCTCTACAATATTCCTTTCTGGTTGTAACGATGCGTACAGCATTAATTTAAATAGAAAGGAGATGTAATTCATGAAAGATAAAAACAATTGTCTTCATGATCTAGTTCTTCCTGGGGATTTTTCATTTGCGAATAAACTTCGTAACTGTATGAGTGAATGTATTCATAACATGTTTAATGCAGAATCAACCGGAGAATCAAATCATTGGGAAGAAGAGCTGGAGCGATGTATAAGGGAATTTAAAATGCTTCGTGATACAAAAGAGGAACATGAGGCATCGATGAGTTATCGTGTAGTAATTAAAGATTTAAGAGCAAGAGGAGTTAACGCTTCGTTAGTAACACGTAGAAAATAAAAAAATTCTATCACTTGGCAGAGTGATAGAAAAATGGTCTTGCAAAGATCTTAGGATTAATTATATCAAATTAGCATTCGTATAACAACGGAGTGTGCTACATGCTTTTAGACAAATCGTTACACAGAGTGTTGCTGAACCCTAAAGTGTTTCAACAAGCAACATCAGAGCAACACCTAATTTACTTAGTAAAACAATATCTCAAAATAGGATACAAGAATTATCGCTTATTACGTGTAGAGGACGGATTCGCGATATGTAAACGGGAGGATGAATAATATGGCAGTTTATAGACCAGTACATGTTTCATTTTGGCAGGATTCATTTGTTTTAGATCTTACACCGGAGGAGAAGTATTTCTACTTATATTTGATGACAAACAGTAAGACGTCTCAATCAGGAATCTATGAGCTTCCACTTCGTATCATTGAAACTGATACAGGATATAATCGTGAAACTGTTATGAAGCTATTAGAACGTTTTGCTGAGTATGGAAAAATTAATTACAACCAAAAAACAAAAGAGTTGTTCTTAATCAACTGGTTGAAATTCAATCCAATTAAAAATGTAAACATTGAAAAGTGTGTTTTAAAAGAGATTCAATCTGTGAAGGACCAGGATTTTTTAGTTGATTTCTATGAAACTTGCTTGCAATTAGAAAAAGAGCAAGATTTTAAAATTCCTCGTATTAAGGAGTATTTATCAGTCCGTTTGGAGGGGCTTATAAGGGGCTTCCAAGACCCTAGCAAGGAAGAAGAAAAAGAAAAAGAAGAAGAAAAAGAACAACAACAAGAAGAACGCGCAGGCGCGGAAGAAGTTGTTGAGGTTAATCCAATTTCTTTTTACGAGAAAAACTTCGGACTGATTACACCTTTTATTGCAGATGGTATTCATGCATGGATAGATGATTTAAATGCAGAGCTAGTTATTAAGGCTATGGAGATTGCTTTAGAGAAGAATACGAGAAACATGTCTTACGTAAATACGATTTTAAGAGATTGGCATCTTAAAGGCTTTAAAACAGTAACTGATGTTGAGGCAGCTGATAAAGCATTTCGTGCTCAGCGATTAACAAAAGCGCAACAACAGACACAAGCTCCTTATCAACAAAAAGGGTTATCGGAATCTACTAAAAACGTAATACAGCAGCAACAAGCATGGGAGCAGAACATCCCAACAGAAGAAGAACTTGCAGTACTTAACCAACAGAATGCGTGGTTGGCTAAATGAGTAACGATATGATTCGCAATGTTGAAGCTGAACAAAGTGTTTTAGGTAGCATAATCCAAGAAGGCGATTTAATTAAAGATTGTCAGCTAAAGGTAAAACAGTTTTCTTTACCAACACACCAAGTAATTTTCAAGGCAATGAGAGAATTAGAGGATGCTGAGGTTCCGATAGATCTTGTTGCTCTCATTGGAAAATTCGATGAGAGCTTTATGCATCAAATTGGCGGAATCGAATTCTTTGTAAACCTGACAGAAGTTGTAACAACAACTAAGAACTTCTCGTATCACGAAGGTTTAGTGATTGAAGCTTGGAAAATGCGACACGCTCAAGAGGTTGCTGGTAACTTATATAACCGCCTTCAGCAAGATAGGGACATGAGTGCTATTAGTACATCAATTGATGAATTAAGCGCCATTGAAGAAACGGGTTACTCAGATGAGTTTAACTTGAAAGATACGTTGGTTGATTTGTATAAGAACATGCAAATTGATGTAGGAGATTTAACTGGTATTCCTACTGGTTATGACGACTTGAATAGAATGACAGCAGGGTTACAAGAAGGTGATTTAGTTATTGTCGGTGCCCGTCCTTCGATGGGGAAAACGGCATTTGTATTAAACATCGCTTTTCATGCAGCAAGTGCTCATACAGCAACAGGAATCTTTTCACTAGAGATGGGAGAAGAGCAGTTACTTAAACGTATGATTTCAAGTACTGGAAATATAGATGCTACGAAATTAAAGAATCCTAAGAAGCTATGTAATTTAAAGGATTGGGAAAAGATTAGTCAAGCGATGGGACTAATTAATGATTTGCCGTTAGAAATTTACGATAAAGCAAATGTAACAATGCAAGAGATTTATGCAAAGGCTAGGAAATTAAAGCGTAAGTACCCTGATAAAAAGGTTTTAATTGCAATTGATTATTTGCAGCTTATTGTAGGGGATCCGAAGCATAGAGGGAACCGTATGCAAGAAATCGGTGAGATTAGTCGTAAGTTAAAACTGATGGCAAGAGAATTAAATGTATGTGTAGTCGCATTATCACAGTTAAGTCGTGCTGTTGAGAGTAGGCAAGATAAGAGACCATTGCTATCAGATTTACGTGAGAATGGTCAGATTGAGCAAGATGCGGATTTAATAGCATTCTTATACCGTGAGGATTACTATGACCGCGAGACAGAAAATAAAAACATAACGGAAATTATTTTAGCGAAACAGCGAAATGGTCCAGTTGGTGTTGTTGAACTAGCATTCATTAAAGAATTTAGTAAGTTTGTAAATTTAGAGAGAAAGTTCAATCATCAACAGGAGGCTTAATCATGTTGTTACGTCAGGAAGTAGAACGTAGAAAACTAATAATCATTCGTAAATTATTGGGGTTAGGATTAACTGAAATTAATGGACAAAGATTAGATCAACTAACGTTAACGCAGCTTGAAGGAATTTTAATTGCAAGCTTGCAGGTATTGGAGGGGAAAAACAATGCCAAAGCAATTAACAATTTTTGACGTGGAGCCAGTTGTATCATTTGATCCTAAGAAAGCTCATATTCACCGTTTGAATTCAAAATTAAGGTATACAGATGTGGTTGTGCAAATACCACGCCAAGCCAAAGCGATTGATGAATTAAAAGCAACGACAGCGCCTGATGAACGTTACGAATTATTTGAGGATTATACAATTGGGATTTGGCGTTATAAGCGAGTGGAGGATAAACAATTTGTATGGGAAGAGGCAGAAAAAATGTGTAAGCAAGCAAGGGATGAAAAAAAGCCCATTCCAATACGGCTCCATTTGTCACTTGGACAACCATTTGTTCCAGAAAATGTTGTGCGATATTTATAGACAAATAAAAAAAGCTGAGATCACTCTCAACTTACTTCGACAAATTAATTATAACATATGGGAGTGATCTTGGTGGGAATTAGAAAAGAAAATCTTGTTGAAATGACAGCTGAAATAGATTTGAAAACAAACGGAATATATATTGTTAAAAATGGTCAGGTTCAGTTAATAGAACCACCTCAAGGTGGATTTGGTGAACAATCATTTGTATATCAAAGTGGAAAAGTAATTCGTATGGAAGAACGAAAAACACAGTTACTTTAATCAAATTTGAATTTTGTACAGAAATGGGGAATTAAGGTGAAAGATGTAAAGATAGAAACCATTTGTGGAAGTGTACGTATTTTTGTAGATGATACCGTTATTGGAACGGTTTCTGATGAGACTGGAAAAGTGGTTGCAGAACAATTATTAATAAAGCTTGATTTGGCTGGAGCTATTAATTTAACCATTAAAAACTAAACAAAAGCGTTATTTTAATCGAAAAGGGGAATGAATCATGTTGAAAAAGGGCAATAAAGTTGTAATGCATACATGTGGAGAAGCGGGGCATTACAACGGTAAGATTTGGACTTGTAAAACAGATCAGTTTGCAGCGAGTAGCGGATCACAAGTTGTGTTTTTAGAAGGTTTCAGTGGTTATTTTTTATCAGAGTATCTTCAGATAGTTCATTTAGATAGTGTTGAAAAAGAAGTAAAACCAATCAATGATTTAACGAAATTTATAGATATAACAAAAGAAGTATTCAAAGGTGCGTTTATTAACAGAAACAACGAATTGATATTCGACAGACGTTCTAATCTTTATTTCAGATTGGATGATGTAGAAACGGTTTTAGAGTTTAAATGCAAGATGATGGCGTGGTTATCAAGACCGATTACGAAGAGCTTGAGTGACTACAAAGCTAGAATCATATTAAAAAGATTTAATGAGTTGTTAGGGACAAGCTTCAGTAAGGTTGACATGGAACTTATTTACGACAGGTTAGGTAACGATGTAGCAAGACCGCTATGCATCAAATTCATCGATTCGAATTATGATTTGTCACTATTAAAACGATAAAGGGGAATGGGAAATGTATAAAAAAATCGTGAAATATAATTGTATTCAATTTATGGAGGATGCTAGTAAGTGCGAGCTAATAAAAGAAATCGAATCAACGAAAGAGGATTTATTCGATTACAATCTGTCGATTAATGAAAAGACATACAGAGTATGTGCTGGGTCTCCTAAACAAGGAATCCTTGGAGTTGAAGAGATCGAATTAAATGACGATCCAGAAATTGATGTGAGAAACGATAATGGTTTGGAATGTCCGTTTTGTAAGTATGTTGATCATGACGCGTTCGAATTAGAAGAGGATAAAGATGTTACTGAATGTTCATGTTGTGGTTCTGAAATTAAATATGTAAGAAGTGTAATCACGAATACGCTAGATGAATGTTTAGAAGTTATCTATCATAGTGGGCCAGTTAAATTAAAAGAGCCAATTAAAATTTAACAAAATAGTTATTTTATTAAAGAAAAAACATGCACAATTTTTGTGCATGTATAATGAAAAGCTATGTCTTGTCTAGGTAAATATATGCTTAACTAATATAAACCGTGAGTATGTTTGAGGGAAATGTTTATTTACAAATATAAAGAGCGCTTTTTAAGGCGCTCCATGACCAAAACTAAAATTGAAAAAGAATTCCACATGATATTTTATGTATGTTCTTAATAAATGTGCAGTTTAAAAAAATCTTTCTTTTGCACAACAAAGCAGCTAGTAAATAAAACTAACTGCTTGTTGTACAAAAGAAACGCTGCGCTTACAGAAATAGTTTGTAACTTTAAGTTACAAAAATAGTATGAACAGGGTTGAAAATATTATTCGGAAATGAAAGAAAACAAAATAAAAAAGAGCACCATGCATAAGTGCTCTTTAAGATAGGAGGTAACACTTTGAGCTGGATTTGTAGGTTAAAATTATATGACGTAGAAAAGAAATAAGAACTAAAATTTATTCTTAACTCAATACAAAAGAGCAGCTAGCAAAAGCTAACTGCAATGAGAAATTACACCCATGAATTTAGGAGTACAAAATTACATGGTTGATTATAGTATGGACAAAAATATCAAGTTTATGTAACAAAAATTAAAATCGAGCAGTTAATGCAAATAACTGCCCAATTCGATACAACCTGGGTAAGAAGCAGATTGTATTGTGATTAGTATTGGCGGAATATTGAATTTTATCCAGTTCTTTAACAAAATCCTTATTTGAAAATTAAAAAGCGCCTTGGGAGAAAGGTGCTTTATGACCAAAGATTGTATCGAGAATGATACTAAATGATTAATAATGAGAGATAATCATGATTATTGTATGTACGTTTCTAATGTACGTGAAGCCTTTATTTCATAAGAACCAGAAAAGAGCACTTCGTAAAAGTGCTCTTCTGACCAAGACCCATTTTCTAAGAGAGAGGAATACGTAATATCATATGGATTTATTTTTAAATGTGTTTAAAAGCGTATGAAAACTTCATTTTGCACAACAAAGCAGTTAGTTTCGTTAACTAACTACTTGTTGTACAAAAGAAAATTAGGCCCTACAAGTAAATGATATGTAACTTTAAGTTACAGCTATAGTATAAGCAGAATTAAAAGTATTATGTGGAAATAATAATGATCTTAATGAAACTTTCATTTTGTAGGAATAAGGAAACTAATAAAGAGCACCATGCATAAGTGCTCTTTAAGATAGGAGGTAACACTTTGAGTTGGATACTTAGGTTAAAAGTATATGGCGCAGAAGAGAAATAAGACCTAAAATTTATTATCAACTCAATACAAAAAGAGCAGTTAACAAAGGTTAACTGCTCAGCCCTCAGAGAAAGGGAAAAGAATATTACAGAGGTCACTGTGAATTCAAGCTGTATCAGCCCATTTATAGTATCGGGCATAATTTAGAATTTTATTCGGATAAAATCAAAAAAGGCAGCTAGCAAAAGCTAACTGCTTGGCTGGTTCTCCGTGGGGATCGGAGAAAGGTTAGGGATTCATTAAATGAGTTCAGGCTATTGCCTATCTACATTATTGACGGAATGTTTATTAAATAATCATGGTGGTAATTTATTGTTTCTTTTAATCTAAGGTTGGTTCCAAAAAATTGACATCCCAACAAAATATAAAATTATTAAAAGGAAAATTGCTATGAAAATGACTAAAAAAATCTTTTTCATCAGTAAGACCTCCTTTGTGAAGAATATTAACATCTATCCAAAATTTGAACAAAATAATCTTTTTAAAGTAAAGCAAACAGAATATAGTCCGGCTAGAAAACTAGAGGACACCAATTCATTAAAGCAGCAATGAAAGCTGTTTTAGGAATAGGTGTCTTTTTTATTTTGAAAAGGGAGATGGGGAAATGAAGGGATTAAAGGATCAGTTGCATGAATGGAAAAAGCAATCCAAGCAAGGAAAGAAGAAAAACAAGAAAAAACAAAAAGAGAAATTAAGTACTCGTGAAATTGAGGATTTAATGGGGATGCATAGACCTTGTTATGAACGAAGACGCGGAGCATTAAGACAAAAGTAATTTAAAAATAAAAAGGAGTGGTCTTACATGACTAAACAATTATCTTTCTTACCAAAAATTGATAGAGTAGCAACGCAGAAAAAATTAGAAGGTGTTCTCGAAAATGTACGTTTATATAGACAGTTTGGAATGATGCGTGAAGAAATGAAAGTCACTCCTTCTTATGAAATTAGATATCACGGACCTACAAATGATGTAGGGAAGCCATTAGAAGATGTAGTGATGGCTAATATTCAACAAAGTAAAAGAGAAGAGTGGATAAAGCAAACATCATTTCGTATTGACCAGTTTCTTAGTCGTTTGGGTAATGGGCGTGCAGGAAAGGATCAAAGAGACATCATCATTAAGCGTTATTTAGAAGAGGAAGATGTATGTGATTATATGGTATATAACGAAATTGGCATGAGCGAGCGTACTTATCGACGTGTTAAGGCAAGAGTATTTTATAAACTTGCTTTTGCTCTTAGATTAGAAGTTTATGAGACTGAAGAAACTGGAGGTAATGAATAATGAATTTTGTTCAGCCAATACGTGATCCAGAACAAATACAGCAGTTAAAAGAATATTTTAAGGAAAAGAGCTTACGTAATTACATTCTCTTTATTATGGGAATCAATACAGGCCTGAGAATCTCGGACATTTTGAAATTGAAGGTAGGAGATGTCAAAGGTAGTCATATATCTATGAGAGAAAAGAAAACAGGGAAACAGAAACGAATACAAATTACTGTAGCACTGAAAAGAGAACTTAAATGGTTTATTGAAAAAAGAGAAGATAATGAGTACCTATTACAAAGTAGACAAGGTAGGAATCGTCCGATTGGTCGTAGCATGGCATATAAGATATTAAGTGGAGCAGCAGCAGAATTCGGATTAGATGAAATCGGAACACATACATTAAGAAAAACATACGGGTATCACATGTACATGCAAACAAAAAACATAGCATTACTTATGGAGATATTCAATCACTCATCAGAGAAGGTAACGTTACGTTATATAGGTGTAAACCAAGATGCAATGGATAAAGCAATGACTAGGTTTAAAATTTAATCATTGCTTATTTCTTTTTTAATCTAGGGGTATCACAGCATTTTGGAAAAAACCTACGTGAAGAGTATGCAAGATTTTATACAGTTCCAGTAACAAACAAGAAGCCTAAAACCTCGCTAGGATAGGAATGTATAAAAAATGCATAGAACCATAGAACAAAAAAAGAAGGTTCCTTGCTACCGATAATGAGACGTCATGTTAACTAGACGTGTATGAGATATACAATCAAACAAAATGATTTTCCATTTCTATTCTTATTTTGAAATAGATGCACAATCAAAATTCCATCAACAAATGAGATTGAAAATCCTACGACTATACATAATCCGTTTTTTGGAATTCCTAATATAATTGCAAGATAACTAAAAGAAAAAGCCCATAATGCTAAAACTATGATTTCTAACATCTTCTTTTTTATTAAAAGTTAAGCAACCCAAATCCCCTTGAAAAAGTTGTATTCGGAATATTGTAACAAAATAAAAAAAAGACCCTACAAGAGGGTCTTTCATCAGCTAATATTAAGCTTTTTGAACATTAGTAGCTTGTAGGCCACGTTGTCCTTTTTCTACTTCAAACGTTACACTTTGTCCTTCGTCTAAAGATTTGAAACCGTCGATTTGGATAGCTGAGAAATGTACGAATACGTCTTCTCCACCTTCACGCTCGATGAATCCAAAACCTTTGTCTGCATTAAACCATTTTACTTTACCTTGTTCCATAATTGTTGCCTCCTAGTGTGGATACCCACACATATGTTACTACCCTTGCTCAAATACCTTAGACGAAAAACAAATTTTATTCTTAATCTCAAGCCAAACAAAAATAGGTCTTTCTTAAATTAACACACTTTCTAAAAAATAGCAAATTTCAAAAATAAGTCCTTATGGTAATTAGCTACTAATAGTTGTTGCTAGAGAAAAAGTCACTATGATAGTCATCACAGCAAGAAATTTCCAAAGGATCTCAACAACATCATTGGTTTGATTTTTTTCAGACATTCAACAATTGATAAAATCAGCTATTTTCGAGTTAAATTTTACTTCTGATAACGATAATTATGTAAATAAGCTGTCCATATGGGCAGCTTATTTTATTTTTCCACATAGCGTAGGTTATTTTACAAAATGTTGGTGGTATCCCTATACAGTTACTCATAATTTTCGTACTGTGTAACTCAAAAGAGAAAATTAAATAAAATCAATGATACCAAGGGATTCAGCGAAGGGGTCAGTTACACACAATAGAACATATGGGTAAGTCATTAAAGTAATGTTTTTTCTTAAATATTTTGATGGTAGAATATTTATAGAAGAGGGGTGCTGAGTATGGGGAAAAAAAGAAGATATCTAAAAAGGGAAGATAAGAAAAAGCAGAATAGAGATGTGTTAGATAAAAAAAGTGAAAACGAACAATTCAAGCCAATGCAAGAGTCTGTAGAAAGATTAAACGAACAATTCAAGCCAATATGGGAGTCTGTAGAAAGATTAAACGAACAATTCAAGCCAATATGGAAGTCTGTAGAAAGATTAAACGAACAATTCAAGCCAATATGGAAGTTCGAAGAAAGATTAAACGAACAATTCAAGCCAATGCAGGAGTCTGTAGAAAGATTAAACGAACAATTCAAGCCAATATTGGAAATGCAAAAAAGAATACAAGAACAATACCAGCCATTATTCGAACAAATAAATAAATACAAAAATATTAATTGGGATATATTAGATCAAGCTGCAGCAGAAGAATTAAAGCAGATTGATAGTGTTTTAATTGAACATGAAAAAGAGTATTGGTGTTTAGATATGAAAATTGCGGCATCTATAGTTAAAGGTGATTTAAAAGAGGGTAATTTATCGAAGTATGTAGAAGATAATCTGGAAGCATATGTGGTAGAAATAATTCAAAATCCTATTTATGAAATTCATACGACTTTAATTGAAGAGGCTTATGAAGCTTATAAAATAGGTTTATATAAACTATGTATTATGCCATTATTTGCAGCGTTCGAGCATGTTATTGCCTTTTGGTTTAAGGGTAATATAACAAAAGAAATGGTATCGATTAAGTCGAATCCCAAAATATGGGGACTTCATAACAAGATTAAGCCGGAAGAATATCGTGAGTTAGAGGTTGAACAAATTAAAGAGATCTTTGCGGCATCAGTTCTTAATACTTTTAAGAAAACGTTTATTAAAGGTACGGATGAATTAGGGACAAACCTTAATCGTAATTCAATAGCTCATGGGTTTCATGACTATAATACTCTTTCTAAGGTAGATGCACTTAAATTATTTCAATTACTAAAATCGGCTTTAATATTACAGTTTGTTAGTCCGAAAAAAGTGGCAGAGTCGTGACCGCTTTTTGGCAGGAAATGTGCCGGTTGTTTTGGAATCAACGTGATATATTTGTATTGTGAGAAGTGGCGGAAAACACAACACACAATGTTCCTGTATAAACTATATGTTGTCTAAACGGTTTCATAATGACGGCACATAAAATCCGAAACCAGCAGATGGTAATGATTGAATGGTACCGTTATTAAGGAGAGCTTTTGCTCTTCTTCCAGTTACTTAATATTGTTGATGCGTATCAGCGGTTCATCATTAAGTGATTGGAATAAGAATAAAAATAAAACTTCACGTACCGTAATTAAGGTATAAATTAATAACCAATTTCAAAGCATCCATACGGGTGCTTTTTATTTTGGAGGAATGAAGGATAGTTACGAAAGAACAATTTAAATTATATATGATCACGGTATGTGAGGATCCTGACTCTTATGTTTCTCATGGAGCTTAGTATAATTGCTGGTAAAGTTTAAAATGCTAGAGTTAATTTGTGGTAAAATTAGGTTTATGTTAAATATCTCAAATTAAACGGAGGAAGAAGTATGTTTAATGAACATATATGTTTTAACACACCACATGATGATACAAAAATTTGGCGTTATATGGATTTTACTAAGTTTGTTAGCATGTTAGAATCAGAATCTTTGTTTTTTGTAAGATCGGATAAGTTTCGTGATCCCTTTGAAGGTGTTCTTCCTAAAATAACTGATGAAATTTTAAACCTAAAGTACTTAGGGATGCAACATCCTACAGAAGGGTATGATGTTGCTGAGAGACATAAACAGATATTTGCCAAAAGCAGAGAGTTTATGACAATAAATTGTTGGCATATTAATGAAGGTGAATCAGCGGCTATGTGGGATTTATATTTGAGCGCTTTTGAAGGTTTGGCTATTCAGTCCACAGTATCGTGCTTGAAGCGTAGTTTAGTAAACACGGAGGAATCTATTTATATTGGTAGTGTTAATTACTTGGATTATCAAAAAGATGAAATACCGCTAGATAATATATATTGGCCATACACGTGTAAAAGAAAATCCTTTGCGCATGAGAAGGAACTTAGAGCTGTACATGATACTGGATTTTTCTCTAATAAGTTTGCAACGATAGATAAAGGAGGAGTGCCTGTAAGTTTTGGATTGCCTATAAAGTGTGATTTACATAGTTTAATTGAAAATATTTACGTTTCACCTAATTCTCCTAAATGGTTTGAAGAATTAGTTAGATCAATTTGTAAGAAATATAGGTTAGACAAAGAAGTGATTAAATCAGATTTGTATGAGGTTACATATTAAAGCATCCATTCGGGTGCTTTTTTATTTTGGAGGAGGATGAAAAATGGATTGTAAACATGAATTTATTGAGTTCAGAATTCATTCGAAGATAATGGATATATGCTCTAAATGTGGTCACATAACTATGGGCTTCAGGACCGTAAAACCTGATGAAAGACTTAAAGGCTTCTCTACTGATGAATTAAAGAGAGAAATCGACATTAGATCGGACTTTGAAAGATAGGGAGTGAAGATAGATGGACAGCGTTTTAAACGGTAAGATTGCTGCACTTGGTCTTATGTCTATTGATAAGAAAGCATATATCAAATACCTTAAACCACTTGAAAAAGCACACAAAAAGTCTGGAATAGATGTTAAGTATTATAAGCTGTATGGCGAGAAACCTATGTTTTATTCTGTGGAATATCTCATGCAAATATCTATAAAAGAATTATTGGAAAAAGATAAATGGAGAAAGGATTTAAGTGTAAGGGGTGAGATAGATGTGTGAGGTTCGTACTGAGATTAACTATTACCATACTTATAAATGTTTAGTGTGTGGTCATCAGGATAAAGTTAATTATCCTTCTAAAGAGGCGTATCAAGAAGTAACTGTTTGTCCTAAATGTAACGGTGCTTTTGTAGATATGTGGAAGTTAGAGAAGTACAAACAATCTAACGAGACTGTAGAATCTTTATTAACAATTACATTAACAGATATAGATGCTAAGCCGATAGTTCATTACAAAGGCAAACAGATTGATAGAAAGTTACGTGTTGCAATTGATTGGGAATCACAATCAATTGATAAGATTAATCGGACATACATTCATATTGAACATGTACCAGCTGATAATAAGCAATTCAATACTGAAGTCATTCAGCACAATCATCCTATTGTGGAAGACCAAGTGGAGCTTTATCATTTATGAAAGAATACAAAACCAAACAACAGAAGCGTAAGTTCTATGACAGTAGTGAGTGGAAGAGTATACGCGAGCAAGTAAAGAAGCGTGACAACTATGAATGCCAGGAGTGTAAGCGCAATGGTAGTGTTCGTGTGGACACCGATGAATACAGTGAGAGTGCCAAGCGTAAGAAGATACAACTTGTTGTCCATCATATAAAAGAACTAGAACATCATCCAGAACTTGCATTAGAAATAGATAACTTAGAAACAGTCTGTGTGGATTGCCATAATAAAGAACACGGTAGAACATTCAAAAAGAAACCGAATAAATGGGAAAGCGATGAAAAGTGGTAAAAATGGTTCGATAATAATACCCCCCCTTAAAATATTTCATCCAAAAATGCTCTAAGGGGCACCGGAGGAGGGGGTTAACTGTCAGGTTTTTTTCGATTTTACGCACGTAAGGGGGGGTGGGTAGATGGCTGTTAGTATTGTGAGGTTAAAAGAACAGCTTATGAATAGTATTGATATTACAGATTTAGTCGAAGTTGAAAAGGTAGAAAGATATATTGATCTTGTAAAAGCATTTAGAAAAATAAATAAAACTATTAATAAAGAAGGCGAGTCCGTAACGATAAAAAACGGTTCTCAAGTTTTTGTTAAAGCCCACCCTCTTATAAGTGAGAGGAATAAAATTAACAGTTCATTAATTGCTTTGGGAAGAGATATAAAACTTTCTCCTAAAGTTGGTGCTTCTAATTCGGGTTACAGTCCAAGTGATTTAGTATGATTAGGCAAAAATATGTAGATGAATACATTGAACTTTATAGAAGTGGTAAAGTAAAGTTCAACAATGAAAGAGAACTGTTAATTGAATACCTGGAAAAATACGTTTTAAATAGAGACGACTTGTATTTTGATGATGAAATGATCGAGAAGTGTATCCGCTTTGGTGAAAAGTGGTACTTTCCATTACAGTCATTTCAAAAATTCTTAATAGCATTCGTCTTTTTATTTTATAAGAAAAATGGCCGTGTATTTTATCGTAAATTCTTGTGGATGCTTGGCCGTGGCGGCGGTAAAAATGGTTTAATGACAGTTATTCTTCACTTTTTAATAAGCGAATTACATGGCATTCCTGAATATAACATTTCCGTTGTTGCAAACAGTGAAGAGCAAGCAAAAACAAGCCCAGATGAAATTCATAAATGTATTAAAAGAAATGAAGTTTTACAAAGAGCTTTTAAAACAACATTAACACAAACCATTTCGAAATCGACTGGAAGTGTAGTGAAGTTTAGAACATCAAACGGAGACACAAAAGATGGTCTTCGCGATGGCGCTGTAATGTTTGATGAAGTCCATCAATATGAAAGCAATAAAGATGTCCGTGTTCACATCAGTGGTTTGGGAAAAAAGAAAAATCCGCGTGAGTTTTACATTGGTACAGATGGATATGTAAGAGATGGATTCTTAGATAAATTAAAAGAAAAGGCAATGAAAGTTTTAAAGGGTAAAGCCCGTCCGAATGCGCTGTTCCCTTTCATCTGTAAATTAAATGATGAAAAAGAAGTTGATGAAATCGATAATTGGGAAATGGCGAATCCAATGTTATCTCAGCCGTTAAGTGAGTATGCTGAAGGCTTACTTGAAACAATAAAAGAAGAGTATGAGGATTTAGAGGACGATCCAAGTAACCGAGAAGAGTTCATGACAAAGCGAATGAACTTACCTGTTACAAATTTAGAACGGTCCGTTGCAAAATGGTCAGAAATTCTTGCTACAAATCGTCCTTTTCCTGATTTATATGCTCAAGAATGCATAGGGGCGTTAGACTTTGCAAGTATTCGGGACTTTGCAGCATGTGGTCTTTTATTTAGACAAAATGGGGAATACATTTTTAAAACTCATTCCTTCGTACGAAAAGAATTTGTTGATATCTATTACGGATATTCTAAAAAAGCAGGCGAGTTCAAGAAACAAAAATTCGCTCCAATTAAAGAGTGGGAAGAGCAAGGATTACTAACAGTTGTTGATGAACCGACTATTAATCCTCAACACATTGTTGATTGGTTTGTAGAAATGCGAGAACAATATGGGATTAAAAAAATTATAGCGGATAACTTCCGTATGGAAGCAATAAGACCACTATTAGTAGCAGAAGGATTTGAAATAGAAGTTATACGAAACCCAAAAGCAATTCATAGTTTGTTAGCTCCACGTATTGAAATGGCATTTGCGAATAAACAAATTGTTTTTGGTGATAATCCGCTAATGCGTTGGTATACACAAAATGTATTGGTTGTTATCAAAGCTGATGGAAATAAAATATATGAAAAGAAAGAGCCCGTTCGTAGAAAAACAGACGGGTTTCAGTGTTTTGTTCATGCTCTTTATCGGGCGGATGAGATACAAGAAGCTACTGATTTTGTTATAGGCAATATTAAATTCTAATAAAGGGGGTGATAACCATTGGATGGTTAGGTTCAGTATTTAAAAGAAATAAAGAACTAGAATTCATGTTGGATCTGGACATAATAACTGATACTGCAAACAGGCTTCATATGAAACGATTGGTAATTGATACATGCGTTTCATTTTTAGGAAGAACGATTAGTCAATCTGAATTTAGAATAAGAAATGGTAAAGCATTTAAGAAGAATGAGCTTTATTATCGATTAAACGTAAGACCAAACAAGAATATGACCGCAAGTACCTTTTGGGAACGGTTTGTTCGAAAACTTATTTATGATAATGAGTGTTTAGTTATACAAGCAGATGATGGTGATTTACTTATTGCAGATGGATTTCAACATAATGAGTACGCTGTGTTTGAAGATACTTTTACGGATGTAAGGGTAAAAGATTATACGTTTAAGAGAAGTTTTAAGCAAAGCGAAGTTATTCATTTGAAGTATCGAAATGATAAATTAACCCCACTTATTGATGGATTATTTGCAGATTATGGGGATTTGTTCGGCAGAATATTAAACTCTCAAAAACGTAAAAATCAAGTTCGTGGAACAGTTGATATGGATATGATTGGTGCTAAAACTGAGGAACAAATAGCAAAGTTACAAGAGTTTATAGACAACATGTATAAGTCAATTGGTTCAAAAGATATAGCTATTGTTCCACAGCAAAAAGGTATTAATTATAACGAGATATACAATGGTGTTGCAAATGGCCCAAGTGTGGAAGAAATCAATAAAGTAACAAATGGTTTCTTAAATCAAGTAGCTATGGCAATCGGTATTCCTATAGCTTTGATATATGGAGAAATGGCTGATGTAGAAAAGCAAACGAAAAATTATATGCTTTTCACAGTACGACCATTATTAAAAAAACTATCTGATGAAGCGAACGTTAAATTCTTTGAAATGAGTGAATATCTTTTGGGACAAAAAATTGAGGTTAAAGCTGTTTCCTACCAAAGTATATTTGATCTTGCGACAAGTATTGATAAGCTCATTTCTTCAAGTGCATTTACAGGAAATGAAATTCGTTCAGAAGTAGATTATGAAGAGTCAGATGATCCAAACCTAAATGTCCATCATATTACGAAGAACTATACAAAATTAAATGAATCTGAAGGGGGTGAGAAATGATGGAACATGTGAATATGAGTAAGCTTTTGAATTTAAAACGAGACATTCGTTTTGAAGCTAAAGGTGAAAATGAATATAAATTAACTGTTTATGGATCAATTGGTGGGTGGTTTAGTGAAAATAATGCTGAAGCAGTAAGAAGAAAAATTCAAGATGTTAAAGCAGAAAAAATTCACGTTCATATTAATTCGGGTGGAGGTTCCGCATTCGATGGTGTAGCAATTTGTAATCAGTTAAAGCAGCATAGTGCAGAAATTATAGTTCATATTGATGGTTGGGCAGCTAGTGCCGCATCTGTAATTGCAATGGCAGGAGACAGAATTATTATGCCTAGTAATACTATGATGATGATTCACCAAGCAAGTACCTTTGAATATGGAAACGCAGATCTTTTTGAAAAAACAGCAAGAGATTTACGAAAGATTGATTCAGCTTTAGCAGGATCTTATAAGAAACGTTTTGTTGGAACAGATGAAGAATTAAAACAACTTTTAAAAGATGAAACTTGGCTAACAGCAGAGGAAGCAGTAGCTCTTGGTTTAGCTGATGAAATTGCAGATGAAATTGAAATTGATGATACGCAAGAGGATGAAGAGGAGGAAGTTGTAGAAAATTTAAAAGAAAGTTTAGTAGCTAAGTATACGAAACAACAAAATAATCAAAATCCAAAAGAGCTTATTCAAGAGCCTGTTCATACAAAACAGAATTTGAGTACGCTCTTTTTAACATTAGGAGGAAAATAAAATATGGTTATCAAGTTTAATAATTTTGAAGAAAAGAAACTAGCATTTGCAAAAGCTACACAGGAAGGTACAGCAGAAGAGCAATCAGTAGCATTGAACTCCATGATTGAAGCACTTGCTACAGATGTAAGAACAGATATTTTAAATCAAGTGAATGAATCAATGGTAGATCGTTCTATTATGCAATCTCGCGGTGCTAATGTATTAACAAGTGAAGAAATGAAGTTCTTTAATGCAGTTGTGGAAGAAGGCGGCTTTAAGTCTACTGAAACTTTACCTAAGACAACCCAAGAACGTATTTTTGATGATTTAGTTGAAGATCATCCTTTCCTAAAACATATCGGTCTTGAAAATCTGGGTGCAGTAACAGAATTTATTTATGGAGATCCAGAAGGCGCAGCGGTATGGGGACCATTATTTGATGGTATTAAAGGTCAATTAAATGCTACATTCCGTAAAGATAGCATTTCCCAACTTAAATTGACGGCATTTATTCCATTAGCAAATGACATGTTGAAACTTGGGCCTGTATGGGTAGAACGTTATGTTCGTACAATGATTACAGAAGCGATGAAAGTAGGTTTAGAACGTGGATTTGTAGCTGGTACAGGTAAAAATGAACCTATTGGGTTATTAAAAGATCCAAGTGGAAGTGTTGTGAATGGAGTATATCCAGATAAAAAGCCAGTAGGCACTTTAACGTTCGAGCCAGGCCGCAAAACAATCAATGAATTAAAAGGTGTTGTTAAACTACTAGCTAAAAAGTTAAATGCTGATGGTTCAGACGCAGATCGACCAAAAAATATTGCTGGTAAAGTAGTTATGGTAACTAATCCGTTTGATACTTTTGATATTCAAGCAAACGCGACAATTCAAAATGCGGCTGGAGTATATGTAACTAGTTTGCCATTTAATCCAATTCTTACAGAGTCAGTGTTTGTACCTCAAGGAAAAGTATTATTCTTTGTTAAAGGTCAATATGTTGCAGCAATGGGTGGAACAGAGCCAATCAAGAAGTATGAAGAAACATTAGCTTTAGAAGATGCAACTGTTTATATTGCTAAACAATATGCTACAGGTAAACCGAAGGATAAATACACTTCACAAGTTTACACATTAAAGCTTGAAGAAGTAACACCACCGACTGAAGGGTGATGTAAATGGAAACAGTAATTTCAGACGAAATAATACAGCAGTTCAAAGATAGGATGCACTTGGGTGATGATGAAGACGATAACCTAAAGCGCATCCTTTTTGCATCCAATGAAGCTTTATTAAAAGTATGTGGATTGTATGACATAAACAAAGATGAGACGTTCAAAGAATTAGTTTTTGAACGTTCTCGTTATGCTTATAATGATGCACTTGAGTATTTTACTAAAAACTTTTTAACCGAAATTAATAGTTTTGGTATTGCAAAAGCATTAGAAGAAATCAAATTGGACGGTGAGTAATATGCGTCCTTTTCAGTATAAAAAACCACTGAATACAGGTGACTTTAGAAATCGAATTCGCATTGAACAACCTGAAATAATAAAAGATGAATTGAATCAAGCAATTGAAACAGGTAATTGGGAAGAAGTTAAAAGTGCATGGGCAATGATAAAAACGGTGAAAGGGTCTGAGTATATTGAAGCTTCAGCTTCACAGTCTACACGAATTTATCGGTTTGTAATTCCTTATACAACAGGTATTACAGAATTAATGCGAATTAATATGAAGAATCGTATCTTTGACATTATCGAACCGCCAATGAATGATGATGAAATGTATCAAACATTGACTATTATCGCAAAGGAGCATGTTTAATATGAGTAATTTTGCGAGTGATCTTGCAAGAGAATTGCAAAGATATGCAAATGTTGTGGAAGAAGAATTAACAACTGCACAAGAAGATGTAGCTGATATTGCTGTAAACAAGTTAAGACAAAATAGTCCTAAAAAAACAGGTGGTTATCGTAAAGGTTGGCGTAAGAAAAAAGTAGATAAAGCCGTTGTTATCCATAATACAAAAGGGCAATTAACGCATCTTTTAGAAAATGGCCATGCGAAAGCTAGTGGTGGCCGAGTACCGGAGAAAGTGCATATTCGTCCCGTTGAAGAGTATGTAATTGATGAATTGCCAAAACGTATTGAAAGGGCAATTGAATCATGACATTAACATTAGGAGAATTTATAAAAATTCTTGAAGCTACAGGCTATCCTGTGGCTTATTCGCATTTCATAGCAACACCAGGTAATCCAGTTCCGGCGCCACCGTATATCTGTTTTCTTGTGGATGGGTCAGCAAATTTAATGGCTGATAACAAGGTGTATCACAAGATAAATGATGTAAATATAGAGCTTTATACAACTAAGAAAGATGTAGTTGCGGAAGCCAAGCTAGAACAAGTTCTAGATGATCACGAGATTCCTTATGACTCGTATGGGACTTTTATTGAATCTGAAAATATGTATCAAAAATTTTATGAAACGAGGTTGATATAAATGAATGAAAATAAAGTAGCATTTGGTTTAAAGAATGTCCATTATGCGCTTTTCGATATTAAAGATGGTGTAGTTACATTTAATACACCAATTCCATTACCTGGTGCGGTTGAATTAACGTTTGATCCACGAGGGGATTTAATTGAATTCTACGCTGATGACATGCTTTATTACGCTGCAAGTAATAACCAAGGGTATGATGGAACGCTTTCTATTGCGACAATTCCGGAACAATTTGCAATTGATGCACTAGGAGAGGAATTAGACGAAGAAGATGGTGTGTTAAATGAGTTAGCGGATGCTAAAGGAAAATCATTTGCATTATTATTTGAATTTGATGGCGATGTACGAGCAACTCGACACGTTATGTTTAACTGTTCTGCAAGTCGTCCAACACTTGCATCTAAAACGAAAACAAATTCAGCGGAGCCAAATACAAATGAACTTAAATTTGTATCCAGCCCTATTGATATTAATGGAAAACGTATGGTTAAAACGAAAACTACTACTAAATCAAAAACAGATATTTATAATAATTGGTACAAAAAAGTGTATACAAAAGTACCTGCATTACCAAAAGGAGCGTAAGTAGATGGAAAAGACAATTACAATAGACGGAAAACAGGTCAAATTAAAAGCTAATGCAGCATCAGCCAAGCGATATAAGGCGCAATTTAGACGGGATTTATTTGCCGATATGTTTAAATTAGGAGCTATAGGTACATTCGCTTCGCAAGATGCAACAGAAGGCACTATTGATTTTTCTAACTTAGATTTCGATAAAGTAGATTTTGAAGTTTGTTACGATTTAGTTTGGTTATACGCTAAAACAGCTGATTCTGAAATTCCAGACCCGATGACTTGGTTAGAAGGGTTTGATGAGTTTCCTATTTACGATATAATGCCGGAAATTAATGAGATGGTTCAAAAAACAATGGGAGCAAAAAAAAAGTAAAGAAAATTAATGAAGAGCAAGGGACTTTCAGTGATGAAGAATTAAGCACTGAATTGTTCCTTGCTCTTTGCTATGAAGCAAAGCTTACATATTGGGACTTAGAAGTGATGACGATTGGTGATTGTTTTGATTATATCGCTGAGTATGCTGAAATGAAAAATCCAGGAAAAGAAAAAGTTCGAAAAGCAACTCAAGAAGACTTTAATGCTTTCTAAGAAAAAGGGGTGAGATAATGGCAGGAGGGAAAATTAAAGGAATTACGATTGAAATTGGAGGGAATACGCAGCCGTTACAAAATGCCTTAAAAGACGTGAATAAGCAAAGTGATTCTTTGACTAAAGAGTTAAAAGATGTTGAACGTTTATTAAAGTTTGATCCCAGTAACGTTGAGGCACTTGCTCAAAAGCAACAGTTGCTTACACAACAAATTGAAAAAACTACACAAAAGCTCGATAAATTAAAAGAAGCGGAGCAACAGGTTCAAGAGCAATTTCAAAATGGGAAAATCTCAGAAGAGCAGTATCGCGCATTTAGGCGTGAAATTGAATTTACACAAGGGTCACTTGATGGTCTGAAAAACAAGCTCGGTAATATGAAAGCCGAACAAGAAAATGTGGCAAGTTCAACACGACAATTAGAAACTTTATTTAGTGCTACAGGAAAAAGTGTTGATGATTTTGCGAGCGCATTAGGTAATCGTCTTGTAAATGCAATTAAAAGTGGATCGGCTACAAGTCGACAGTTAGAACAAGCAATTGGTCTTATTGGTCGTGAAGCTTTAGGAGCTGAAGCTGATATTGAAAAATTACAACGTGCCCTCCGATCTGTGGATGCCGGAAACTCTATTCAACAAGTACAAAATGAGTTAAGAGACTTACAACAAGAAGCTGGCAGAACCGAGAAGAAGTTTGAAGGTCTAAAAGTAGGATTAGAGAATGTTATCGGTGGATTAGCAGCTGGTGGTGGAATTGCGACAGCTGTTGAAAAAGCACTTGATATTTCAAAATTGAAAACCAAAATTGATATATCTTTTGATGTCCCTGAATCCTCGAAAAAATCAGTAGAAGAAGCAATAAGAGGGGTAACAGCTTATGGAGTGGATGCTGAAGAATCACTTGCTGGTGTACGTAGGCAATGGGCTTTAAATAAAGATATTAGTGATGAAGCGAATGCATCTATCGTTAAAGGTGCAGCAACAATCGCGCAATCCTATGAAGGTATAGATTTTACAGAGTTGATTCAAGAAACCTATGAAATAGGAAATGAATTAGGAATAACGCAAGATAGTGCTCTTGGCATGGTTGATGCTTTGTTAAAAATGGGATTTCCGCCAGAACAGTTAGACATCATTGCTGAATATGGTAGCCAGCTAACCCGTGCGGGCTTTAAAGCTGAGGAAGTCCAAGCGATTATGGAAGCTGGTGTTGAAACTGGTAGTTGGAATATTGATAATCTTTTAGACGGACTGAAAGAAGGGAGGATTCAATTAACTGAATTCGCACAAGGAGCTGATAAGGCTTTAAAAGAAGCGCTTGACGGTTCTGGTATTGCGACTGAACAAATAGAAAAATGGGGAGCATCTGTCGCTAAAGGCGGAAGAGATGGCGCAGCAGCGATGGTAGAAGTAGCTAAAGCTATTGACGGAATAGAAGACCCAGTTAAGAAAAATCAGGTTGGGGTCAAAGTTCTAGCCACTATGTTTGAAGATCAAGGTCAAAATTTAACAAACACTTTAATTGAAGCTTCTAAGAAAACAAAAGATCTTCAACAAAACCAAGACAACTTAAATGAATCTGTTAAAAAATTAGATGCAAATCCAGCAGTAAAGTTCCAAAAAGCGATGGGCGATTTACAAATGGCTCTTGAACCTATACTAGGAGTAATTGCTGATGTTGTTGCTAGTATTGCAGATTGGATTTCTAATAATCCAGAATTAGCAGCGACCTTAGCAGCAGTTGCAACGGCTATTGGGGTAATTTCAGGGGCACTTATGGCAATTGCACCAATAGTTATGGCGGTCATGGGTGTATTTGAAATCGGAGCCGCCGCCGCACTAGGCATAGTTGCAATAGTTCCTATTATCATAGCGGCTATAGTTGCTCTAGGAGTGGCTATTTATAAAAACTGGGATGATATTAAAAATTGGACAATAGAAGCATGGGATTCTATTAAAGAGTACTTAGTAGAGCTTTGGGACGGGATATCCCAGTCCTGTAGTGAAGCATGGTCTTCATTTTTAGAAGCAATGCATGAATTTTTTGATCCGATAGGTCAATTTTTTAGTGATTTATGGGAGGGTGTGAAGCAGGCGTGTAGCGATGCATGGAATTCTACTGTTGAATTCTTTTCTGAAGCATGGTCTTCTTTCATAGAAATGATGCATAGTTTCTTTGATCCGATAGGTGAATTCTTTAGTAGTTTATGGTCTGGGATTGTTGAAACTGCTTCCTCTTGGTGGTCCTCTTTAGTTGAAACAGCATCTGAATTGTGGGGAACATTAACGCAAGCATGGCAAGAAACATGGGATACAATTCTTACTGTTTTAGATCCAATTATTTCGGCAGTTTCTACCGTTTTAGAAGCTGGTTGGTTGTTAATACAGGCAGGTGCACAAATTGCATGGGCGGCAATCTGTCAATATATTATCCAACCGATTCAGGAAGCTTACGACTGGGTAAGTACACAAATCGGTGAAATGGTCACTTGGCTTGGTACACAATGGGAAATTGCAAAAGCAATGGCGCAAATTGCTTGGGGACTATTTAAGCAATATATTATTCAACCTGTTCTAGATACATGGAACTTAGTAAAAGAAAAGTTCAGTGATTTAGTTTCTTGGCTAAATTCACAATGGGAGACAGTTAAATCATATACATCAGCAGCATGGGGGTTATTTAAACAATATATTATAAAACCTGTACACGATACTTGGAATTTAGTAAAAGAAAAGTTTAGTGATTTATCCAATTGGATGTTAGGAATTTGGGCGAAAATAAAAGGCTATACACTTGAAGCGTGGAAGATGGTTTACACATACATCGTTGAACCAGTTATTTCAGCTTATAATTCTGCAAAAGAGAAATTCAATGATATGTACAATACAGCACGGGAAAAATTTGATTCTGTTAAGAATGCAGCTCAAGAAAAATTTGAAGCGGCAAAACATTTCATTATAGATCCAATTAAAGATGCAGTTGACAGTATAGAAAAATTTATTGGAAAGATTAAAAGATTCTTTAGTGACTTGAAGTTGAAAATTCCAAAACCAGAAATGCCACCTCTTCCACACTTCAGCTTACAAACAAGCACGAAAAATGTTTTAGGTAAAGATATTACATTTCCGTCAGGAATTAATATTGATTGGCGTGCAAAAGGCGGTATCTTTACTAAACCAACTATCTTTGGAATGAATGGCGGAAACTTGCAAGGTGCAGGAGAAGCGGGGCGAGAAGCAGTGCTTCCTCTAAATAAAAAGACACTTGGAGATATTGGTGCAGGAATTGTGGCGGCCATGCCACGACAACAATTTGCTATGCCGAGAGAAATAAATCAACTAATGGGTGACATGAGCCGTATAATGGCTAGTTCTGTGAGTCAATTATCAGGATTAAAGAGTGTCATGAGTTGTGTGTATGGAAGCATGTCAAATAGTAGACAAGCTATGGCAAGCAGCGTATCAAATCAAGTGATTAATTACGGATCTGGTTCGTCTTCTAGTGGTGGGGTTATTCCAATGCTTGGTGGAGATTTAGTTATTGAAGTGCCTGTTAATTTAGAAGGAAGAGACGTGGCACGCGGTACTTATCGCTATACAACCGAGTATCAAGAAAGAGAAGCAAAAAGAAACTCAGCCTTTTAGGTTTGGGTTTCTTTTATCTTATAAAGAAATGAGGTGTTGGCATGAGTTCTTTTACTTTTAACAACCAACGAAAGGAGTACATTCAAATAGAAAAGGGATGGAGTCCACCAACATGGGCACCTCTAAAACGCAATTTCTTAAAAACACCTGGATATCCTGGTGCAAGATTATTAGGAACAGAAACGGATCCTCGTCCACTTCCTGTCCCTGTAGGAATTATCGTTCCAGATGGAACAGATTTAGAAACGTTAAAAGAAGAAATAGCAGCATGGTTAATTACAGAAGAAGCAGTTGAGCTAGTATTTGATGCAACTCCTGATCGAACATATTTAGCTATAATTGATGAAGATTTTAATCTTGATGATTTCGTTACGTTAGGTAAAGGTACTTTGAAGTTTATTTGTCCGATGCCTTATAAATTAGGACCTACCCGAACAGTAGAATTTCAAACAGGTGCACTGGGGTTAATGGCAAACGTTCAAAATAAAGGAACTGTTCATTCTAATCCTATTATTGAGATTGACATTACGAAACCAAACACTTTTTTAGATGTATGGTTTGAAGATAAATATTCAAAGGAACCGGATTATTTCCGTATTGGAGTGCCATTAAAAATGGAACAATTGCCTGTAGAAAGAAATCAACGTCTTATATGGGATGAAATGTCCACAACTGTAGGGTGGAGTAAGGTTAGTTCAATGGAAGATGGTAATCCAGTTGGTGAAATGAAAACAGATAGTTACCAATTCTATTGTTCGGACTATGGCTCGGGTAATGGATGGCATGGCGCAGCTGTTAAGAAGAGTATTCCTGGTGGGCCAGTACAAGATTTTATTATGCAAGCCCACGTTACATGTAAAAGTAAAAAGATCAATGAAATGGGACGAGTTGAGATAGCAATACTCGATGAAAACAGCAAAGTTCTTTCAAAAATTGCCATGAATGACCTCTATTGGCAAGCTGAACAAAATTTTGGAACGATGGTAATTGGATATGATAATAAGCCTGGAAAAACAGGTTTAATTTATGAGAGTGGTGATTATCCGAATACATGGAATCAGTATTATGGTAGGTTGTGGATTGCTAGAACCGGTAATGATTGGGAAGCTTATATTTCAAAATTTCTTCCTGGAACAGAAAAAGATGATTCAGAACGCTTTGCAAGATGGACTGATAAAGACAATAAACATATGGAAAAAGCGGCTCAAATACAGATTAGTATCATGCAGTGGCAAGATGTTCCGCCAGTAGAAGCCATGACAGTTTCGGATTTGAAATTTTGGAAAGTGAATTTAAATAATCAAAATACATCGCCTTATATAGTCGATGTTGGTGACAAAGTCGTAATTGATACAGAAAATAGTCATGTAATGATTGAAGGGAAGGATGCGATTAATATTAAGGACATTTTCAGTAATTTTCCTATCATTAATAAAGGTATGAATACACTAGAAATCATGCCTTCTGATATCGGAACAGCAAAGGTTAAATATAGGGAGCGGTTTAGATGAGAACACCAAGTGGAGTCTTACATATTATTGATTTTAAAACCAGTCAAATCGTTTCAGCTATACAACCAAAAGATTATTGGGATGATAAACGTCATTGGGAAATCAAGAATAATATCGATACTTTAGAGTTTAAAGTATTTGATAACACGAAATATGCAGCAACACTTATGCAACAAAACTTAGTATTAAAAGAAGTAAGGGATGGGCGTATTGTTCCGTATGTAATCACTGAAGTAGAAAAAGACCCTGACGATAGATCTGTCATTACTTATGCATCAGGTGCATGGATTAATCTTGCTAAAGATGACTATATTCGTCCACAGAAATTAGAAGGTAAGACAGTAAATGAATTTATGGATATTGCTCTTGTAGGTACAAAATGGAAGCGTGGTAAAACGGAGTATGCTGGATTTCATTCTATGACTATTGATGAATTTATAGATCCATTGAGTTTCTTAAAAAAGATTGCTTCCCTATTTGAACTAGAAATTATATACCGTGTTGAAGTGGTTGGTTCTCGAATTGTAGGTTGGTATGTAGACATGGTGAAAAAAAGAGGAAGAGAAACAGGAAAGGAAGTCACGTTAGGTAAAGATTTAGTTGGAATTAAACGTATTGAAAACTCACAAAACATTTGTACAGCTTTAATTGGCTTTATCAAAAAAGAAGGTGGAGAAGTTCTCACTATCTCAGATATAAATAAGGGTATTCCATATATTGTGGATAACGATGCATTTCAACGTTGGAATGAAAAAGGTAAACACAAATTTGGATTTTATACTCCAGAAACAGAAGAAGATATAACACCAGAACGCTTATTGACTCTTATGAAAACAGAATTAGCAAAACGCGTGAATACCTCTGTCTCTTATGATGTTCAAGCACAAAGTATAGGGCGTGTATTTGGACTGGCTCACGAGTTAATCAATGAAGGAGATACAATCCGAATTAAAGATGTTGGATTCACACCTAAGCTTTATTTAGAAGCAAGGACAATCGCTGGTGATGAATCACATACTGATCCTTCGCAAGATAAATACGCATTTGGTGATTATCGTGAGATTACAGATTCAAATGAAGAACTACGAAAGATTTACAATCGTATACTTAGTTCACTAGGTAGTAAGCAAGAACTGATAGATCAGTTAGATAAATTAGTGAAAGATGCAAATGAAACAGCTAATAATGCTAAGCGAGAATCGGAAGTAGCAAAAACACTGGCTGAAAAAGTTCAAGAGAATCTTAAAAATAATACGGTAAATATAATTGAAGCTAAAAATCCACCGACCGATAACCTTATAATAGGCAAGACGCTATGGCGAGATATTAGCGACGGTAAACCAGGTATTTTAAAAGTGTGGAACGGTAAAGGGTGGGAGCTTCTTATTCCTGATGTGGAAACTATCAAGAAAGAAACAATAGAGCAGGTTAATAAGGATATTAAACTTACAAAAGAAGAATTAAATAAAAAAGTGGAAGAAGCGCAAAAAGAAGCTTCGGGACAATTCAAGGAAGTTAAAAATAGTCTCCAAGAAGTTTCGCAAACTATTAAAAATGTACAAAACTCTCAAGGTGAAATTAATAAAACTGTCTCTGAAATGAAACAAACCAACGAAGGTTTTACTAAATCTATTGAGTTATTAACAAAAAAAGATGGTGAAATCACTGGAAAATTAAATACAGTAGAAGAGACTTTTGAAGGTACAAAAAAGACAATCTCTGAGGTGCAGCAAACAACAAATGCTTTAAAGAAAACCACAACTGAAATTACTGAAAAGGCTGGTCAGATTAGTGAGAAGTTGGAGAGTGTAGAAAAGAAAGTTAATAACGATAAAGCTGGAGGACGTAATCTGTTATTAGATTCAAATGCTAAATACGAAAAAATAGATTATCTAATCAATCCATATTCTCTAACCGAAAATTTCTCTACAGGTGAAGAATATACATTTGTAATTAAAGGTAGCGTTCCGAAGGGGCAGAAGTTCGGGATTTGGCAAAATGGCGGTTCGAATAATGTTGGATATGCAACAAGTGTTTATGCGAATGGAATTACCTATGTAACTTTTAAAGCTGTAGCAGCAACGAGTGGAAATGAAAGAAAGTTGAGTCTGTATAACTTTCCAAGTAACACTACAAAAGCCATTGTAGAATGGGTTGCTTTATATAAAGGTAATAAGCCACAGGATTGGACACCAGCTCCAGAAAATCAAGTAACGAGTGATGAATTCACTAAGAAAACAACCGAGATTGAAAAAAGTGTGGATGGTATTAAAGAAAGTATAAAAACGGTAGAAAAAACACAAACCTCTTTTAATGAACGTGTTAACACTGTAGAAAAGAATGCAGAAGGAACAACTGCAAGCGTTAAAAAATTACAGGAAACACAAACTCAGCAAGGGAAAACATTAACTCAGGCTGCCACAACGATACAGCAACACTCTGAAGCATTGAAATTAACAATGAAAAAGAAAGATGTTGAGGATTATGTAGGCGGTTTAGGTACTGTCAACGAGTTGCGTGATGCGGATTTTAAGTTAGGACAGAAATATTGGTTTTGGAATAGTGGTAATGGGGCTACTGGTTCTGTTGATACGAATTTAAAATACAAAGGCATGAATACATTTGCAATTACCGTTACTGGCCAGACTCAAGATCGTTGGTGGGGACTTACAAGTCAATTCATTGAGTGTCAGGTTAACGAAGCCTTTGTTGCATCGGGTTATTTCAATACTGATGGGAAAACACCTATTGATAGTGGTGGTGCATTTATTGAAATTGAATGGTGGACTGGTGACAAAAAAACTCGCATTAAAACAGCTAGAACAAATATCAAGGTTGTAAATCATACATGGGTTCGTGCTGTATGTTCAGATAAAGCGCCAGCCAATACATCGTTTGTGAGATGGCGTTATTATGTTACAAGAAATGGGCGTGTATGGTGTACTGCACCTATGTTACAACGTGGCACCATAGCTACAGAATTTTGGTTACATCCGAAAGATCAAACGGATGTTGATAAAATGCTAGAAGATATAGCTAATAGAGTAGCTACCGAGAAATACAATCAGAAAGTTACAGAGTTAGAAAGAAGTATTGGCGCAAATGAAAAAGGTATTACAATCGTTTCTAGAAAACAAGAAACGTTTATAAATGAGACTTATAATGCCTATGCAAGGAAAACGGAATCTAGGTTAGAAGTTTTAGATGAAGGGATTTTAGCGCAGATTTTAAAGGACGGAATTGTCACTGCCATCAATATGTCCCCTGGGAAAATTACAATCAATGCTGCAAAACTGGATATTAATGCAGATACAATGGTCAAATGGCTAACAGCAAAAGGTATTGATACGAATCTTATTAGAATTAACGGTGATAAGATAACCATTGATAAAGATGGTGTAACTGTTAAAATGCTAGATTTTCTATTCCAAGACGAATGGGGAACAAAAACAACTGCGGTATCAAGACGAAACCTAATAGCAGATCCCGACTTTTCTAGTGTTACAAAGAAAAACATTGGACATAACGATTATTATGGGTTTGAAGGTGGATACGGTCTTACTTGGAGGTCATGGGGAAATGTCGTAATAGAAAAGAATACACATATATTCGATTACGAGCAAATGGTGAATGCTACAAGGGTAGACATGTATAACTATCCAGAAGCAATCGTGAATAATGGCATACATCCCGGAAATGAATACACAGTATCTGCTCACTTTAGAGCATCTATGATAAATGGTGTACGTAAAACAGGGAAACCACGCTTACATGTATGTTGTGTTAAATTCCGAGACAATGTAAGTTACGATATATGGAATGAACAAAAAATGGACTTTCCTGAGCCGTCTACATTTTATGGAGAAATCAGAAGATATTCATTTACCTTCAAAGTCCCGAAAAACTATATTCCGCAACAACACGCATTGATTATTAAAGTTTGTTCTGGAAGTGCTGACATGAGACAAGGGACAGCGATTTGTGTAAGTGGTGTAACACTATACAGTGGCAAATATGCATCTATGTATAATTGGGATCGTGCTGCAGCAGAAAGAGCAGATGGTATTCAGCCGTTTAACGCACTTGCTGTAGGTGGTGTGAATAATAATATAAAACCAGCAGCAGACGGACAAACGTTTGATATAAGTACAGAAAAGGATGTAAAAGTTTTTTCTAATATAAGGGCGATGCAAGGAATTAATTTAGGCGGCGGTGGATTCCAACAATGGGGACATATTCGTTTTGTAGAAGGAAACCGAGGGCTAGGGTTCTATGTCTGTAACTCAAATGGATGGCACTTTAATAGTTTGGGATAAAGAAGAAAGGAGTAATAGTATATGAATCAGAATCAAAATTCAGCTGTTGCACCTCCACAACCTGGGGATGTAACACCGTTTATGGGATATTTAGTAGATTTAGAAAGATTGGAGAATGGAGTTTTTGTAAACATCCCAATCAATGTATTAAATAACGCAGGGCTTTCAAACGGCATGAATAAAGTTGAGGTGTGGAGAGAACTTGATGGAACCATTGGTTTTAGAATCGCGACAAGATGCGAAATATGTAAACGTGGAGCACGTCTATATGAACTAGATATGGGATTTGCGAAAAAGCACATTTGTATGGAGTGTTATACATCGCTTACCAGTTCTTATCCACCACAAGAACCACCAAAACCAACTAATGAAAATAATACGCAAACAGAGCAGGAGCAGCATTAGCTGGTCTTTTTTTATCGTCAAAAAAGGAGATGAGAACAGTGGAAGATGCAATTTTCAACTCAGTCATTCAACAAGGTGCATTTGCAGCGTTATTTGTGTGGATGCTATTTACTACACAAAAAAAGAATGAGCAACGTGAAGAAAAGTATCAACAAGTAATTGATAGAAACCAACAAGTAATAGAAGAGCAAGCAAAGGCTTTTGGATCTATCTCTAAAGATGTAACAGAAATCAAACAAAAACTATTTGAAGGAGATGTTCAATAATGGGGTATATCGTTGATATTTCAAAATGGAATGGTAATATTAACTGGGATGTAGCAGCACTGCAATTAGACTTAGTAATTGCTAGAGTACAAGATGGTTCAAACGTAGTTGATCATATGTATCCAAGTTATGTGGGGGAAATGAAAAAACGTGGTGTTTCTTTTGGTAACTATGCGTTTTGTCGATTTGTTTCTGAAAATGATGCACGTGTAGAAGCTCGCGACTTTTGGAATCGTGGAGATAAAGATGCATTGTTCTGGGTAGCGGATGTGGAAGTGAAAACAATGGGGAATATGTTAGCTGGAACGTTAGCTTTTATTGATGAATTACGCCAGTTAGGTGCTAAAAAGGTTGGGCTATATGTTGGTCATCATACATATAAAGAGTTCCAAGCGGATAAAGTAAACGCTGATTTCGTATGGATTCCTCGATATGGTGGGAATAGACCAGCTTATCCATGCGATATTTGGCAATACACAGAGACAGGTAATGTACCTGGTATCGGTAAGTGTGATTTGAACCAATTAATTGGTAGTAAACCGTTATCTTGGTTTACAGGAGAGGAACAAACAGAAAAATCTGTTGCTAATGGTGGCTATCAATACGTTAAATCTGGTGGATTTGGTATTTCACTGGTTCAGGAAGTCGTAAATGCTATGAATGAGCGCGGAACAAAAGGGAAGGTTGTCTCTGATCCATTAACTGGTTTAGCGTACTTACAAACTGAAGTACTACCTAATGGCGAACTTGATATGATTACAGCTTGGATGGATGAAAGAAGCTGGTGGTACGAGTACATTAAAAAATAAAACAAAAGAATAGTTTTGTGAACAAAAATTATTATCAGGTTCTATATATAGATAATTATATATTGATTTTCGTCTATATAAATGTTAGTGTGAATATACACCGTTTCTTATTTATCTATGAGTACTGTCTGTAGAACGAATAGAATAATTTGAAAAAAATCCCCTTTTGCACCTATATGCAGAAGGGGATTTTAATATTTATGAGATTTAAAATTTACTTTTAGATAACGCTTTAAGTACTGGCTTTACAATTAAACCTATTAAACGAAAAGTTTTAAATATAGAGCGTACAACCTTCATGAAGATGCCCCCTAAAAGAAATTATATATTAAGTATGTATTATTTCTTTTCTTTAACTTCACATTCAGCTTCAATGAAATTTAATAATTTACCCTTTGTTTTTATGTGCTATTTCCCCGATTACATCTATATAAGAATCACTTGCTTCCCCTAGAAGATATAACCCTCTCAAGAAATCACTTTTTGTTTTATCATCTATGTTTGATAACATTAACTCTATACCTTCTCTTCTCGTTTTCATTGATTGAAGTACTTTCTCATGAATGTCTTTGTAATCATCACTAGGCTCTAAGTCTTCGAATTTAAGAGTTACTTTCTTTAAATCGTTAAGTGCAATCTTGTAATTATCATCACCAACTGCATCATATACAGCACTCGTAGCTTTTTTTAATTCATCACTTAGGTCAAATAAGGAATTCGTATATGTAAAGGACTTATCATTTAAAGTCTTATGTTTTGATGAATCCGTAGAAGTCTCCGATACAGTTTCTTGTGAAGCTGACTCTTTCGAATGGTCTTTTGATATCTCACAACCTACCCCTAGTAACATGATTGGTAAAACTACGTATGCTAGTTTTTTTGCTTTCATTATGTATACTCCTTTTTGAAGTTATTGTAATTAATTAACATATGGAACCATAACATAAATTATATGAATAAGATATATAAATTTTCATCTTTACCATTGAATTTATTTATTGTATTAATGAAGAATATGATATACATGCTTGGAAATGAAAATAAATCTATAGTGTGCGAAATGGATATATAATAGAAGGAAAAAGAAATATTTATATCGTCATGATCCTGTTGGCAACACCCTACAGCAATATCTAATGCTCCAGCTATTAATATCCAAAAGCATGAGCCTCGCACATGGCTGTTCAGCATTTGTACATTATGCAGTTGATTAGAATAAAACAATTTAAATTACTGAAATGAAAGGGATTTTTGATATAAAAAATTCCTTTTTTGCTATAATTAAGTAGCAATAGAGATAACAAGTTACGAACACATGTTTGAATATTGATGTTGGAAATGATAATATAGGAGGAAGAAACGATAATGAATGATGTAATTGAACACATTAGAATTTCACAGTTAGATGTAAAAGATTCATTTTTTTCAAGTCTTATAGAAGATTATGAGGGGTTTGAAGGATGGTTTGAGAAGAAATCATATCAAGGTGAAAAAGCATATGTTTTAAGAGAAAATGGCGTACAGGGATTTTTGTATCTCAAAGAAGAAGATGAGTCTGATTATGATATTACTCCAAAGTTTGAAAAGAAAAGACGTCTTAAAATCGGTACTTTTAAAATAAACCCACATGGAACAGTTTTGGGAGAACGTTTTATTGGTATCATTTTAAAGAGAATGCTAGAGGAAAATTATTTTGAATGTTATGTTACTGTTTTTGAAAAACAAGCAAAATTAATTGAGATATTTGAAAAATATGGATTTTGGCTTTGGGGAAAGAAAAAGAATGGTGAACTAGTCTATGTAAAGACATTAGAAAAGAAAAATAATATTTTTACAGATTTTCCATGCATTCAATTAGAGGGAAATAATAAATTTGTACTTAGTATCTACCCTAAGTATCATACAAGATTATTTCCTTTTTCAAAACTAGAAACGGAAAGAAATCATAAAATAGAAGACTTATCCTTTACAAATACAATTGAAAAGGTTTATTTAGCAGGCATGACTGGAATGGAAAAGATTCAATCTGGAGACATGTTAGTAATTTATAGAACGGCCGAGTGGGGGAAATCGGCTAGATGGAATTCTGTTGCTACTTCTATATGTACTGTAGTAGAAAGAAAGCATATTAGTGAATTTAATAATATTGAAGAATTTATTAAATATTGCGGTAAGGGAACAATATTTAATGGGCTAGAGTTAGAAGAACTTTGGCAGTTTAAAAAGTATCCTCATATTATTAAAATGTTGTATAATATATCATTACCTAAGCGTGTTGTCAGAAATGAATTAATTGAAAAAGGTGTGATACGTAGTACAGACTACGCAGGGTTTATACCATTAACAAGTTCACAATTTGAAAAGATTTTAGAATTAGGTGAGGTAAATGAAAGTTTTATTATCGATTAAACCAGAGTTCGTAGAAGAAATTATTTTGGGGAAAAAAAGATTTGAATATAGAAAAAGTATTTTTAAACGCAAAGATATTTCTTCTGTAGTAGTCTATGCTACTAAACCATATGGGAAAGTGGTAGGAGAGTTTGAAATAGAAGGTATAATTATGGATAATCCCGATAACATATGGAAACAGACAAAAGAATATTCAGGGATAACTAGAAGATATTTTAATCATTATTTTGAGGGAAGGCAAAAGGGGTTTGCAATACAGATTAAAGAGTTTAAAAAATATGACGAACCTTTGGAGTTAATTGAATTTGATAGTGCTTTAAAAGTAGCACCTCAATCGTTTTGCTATACTAATGGAGGGATATAATGAAAGAATATATATTTTTATCCGGTATACATGGGGTTGGAAAATCAACTTTAGTAAAGAAGTTGAAAAATGACATAGAACTTGAGGCATTTTCTATTAGTGATTTAATTAGACAAGCTGGAAATAATATTGAAACTTCCAGAAAGAGTACTAATAATATTTCAACGAATCAAGAAATGTGGAAGAATGAATTAAACAATTTAGAATTATCCTGTTCTAAATTGTTATTAGATGGACATTTTTGTTTGTTAAACCTTGAAAATAAGATAGTGCCTTTGGACTTTGAAACCTTTAAAGGTACTAATATGGTTAAAATTATTTTTATGAAAAATAAACCTCAAGTAATAAGTGAAAGATTATCGAGAAGAGATAGTGTAAAGTATTCAAATGAATTGTTAACGGATTTCCAAGAGACTGAAATGCGTCAGGCAATTAAGTATTCGCGAGAGAATAACGTTAAGCTGTTTATTTATGATGAAGCTGAACCGTACTCAGAGCTAATTAAATTTATAAGGAGCTAAAGTATTTCAGTTAGGAGTGAAGAGAATACTATGCTACATAATTTAAAGATAAATAAAGTTTTTTTTGCACCTGTATTGGAGCATATCAAGACCTTTGAAATTCGTAAAAATGATAGGGACTTTCATGTAGGTGATACAGTTGTTTTAAACGAATGGGATAGTGAAAAACGACAATATACAGGAAGAAGTGTTAATACGGAAATTATGTATATTACAGATTATGAACAAAAAGATGATTATGTAGTTTTTAGTTTTAAAGTAGTATAG